CCCCATGTCTCACGGCGTTGTTCATCTTCTTTCCATCGTGCATACCGTGATAGCGCGATAAAGTTTTGGTAATCTGTTGGTAGGTAATTGTTCATATCTGTCACTCCATTATTGCTTTCATGTTTTTTATTTCTACCCCTTCAACATCGTAGAAATATTCTTCTAAACTATCTTGTATGTCTTGTCCTACATTCTCGTCTGCTGGTATTGGATACTCTTCGGTATCAATGTCTAGCGTAATATACATTTTAACCCTCATCACTAGCCACCACATCTTCTAGTAAAGTATTAAGATACCATTGTGCTTTCTTTAAATCCTCACATGGCTTACCTTTATAGTCAAAACGCCACAAGTATTTTATAATATTACCCTGCAAATAGTATTTAAAATTAGAACCAAGGGCAGCTTGTATTGCAGAGATACATTCTATACCTGATTGATTGTAGTGTGAAGGATTATTCACCATGTCCACATCACCATAGGCTTCCTTGCCAGCTTGTTCATCTTCATCTTCCATCATTTGTTTCATGTATGCTTCATGTCTCATGCACTGCCCTCCGTATCCGTGTTAAAGTTAATTGTAATAACATTGCCATCTATATCTTGTATTAAAGGTCTATCTTCTGTTTCATCAAACTCATATTTAAAATTATTTTTAACGTAGTGATTTACAAAATCACGAAACTCTTCATCCTGTTCCATTAGTGGTACAGTAGACAACATACATCTAACGATGTAATCAATGTCTTTATATAAGTCATTAGGAACTTCACTGTCTTGACTACTAATGACAGAAAAATTTGCTTCGCCTGTATATATACCATCATCTGTTTTGACAGGTCTTACACGAACTATAAAATCATCATCCAATATCTTTTCTTCTGTCATCGTTTACTCCTTTTTACTTTTGCCCCTCTGAATTTTACAAATTTTGGATGTTTGTTCTTACCCTTTTCCTTTAACCAATCTTCTGGTATAATTCTGTCATAATATATAAAACCATATTTTATACACCACTCACCGTAACTAGACTTTGCACCTTTGCGTAATTTTCTACGACTGTTTTCAAAGACAAAACGAATATCTAAGTTAGGATGCTGTCTTTGAATGGCAAGATGCTTTCGCCTATCAGCAGCAGTGAACATACCTTTTGTTTCAATTATGATACCATTTGCAAGCACAAAGTCAGGAGTGTAGGTTCTATAAGCAAGGTCTTCCCACTCAATCTTTAAAGGCTCATACTCAAACTTTACCTTTAAATTAATTAAGTATTCTGAAATCTTATGCTCAAGACCACTACGAAATCCTAACTTACGTGCTGCCCTAAACCGTTTGGCATTATGCATTAGCATACTCAGGTGCTAGTTCAATATATGAAACCATCTTAGGTTGCTTGGCTTGTGACTTCACGGCTGGCAATTCTTTTAAGTTAGGCCAACATGCTTTTCTATAGTCACAGAAAGAACATTCTTTACACAAGACTTTGTTCCCTGTAGGCTTGCTTCTAAATGTTTCTTCGATAGGTTCAAAGCAACGCTTAAATTTATTTGTGTCCACAGTCTTAACTGTTTTCATAATCTTTAGCAGTTCTCTGTCTTCATCTATGCCTGTAGTTGGGACATATTTAAAACTACCATTTGCCTTATTAACTACCCACCAACCACCCGGCTTTAGGCCAGTAGCTTTAGCATAGCCAACAAGTTGTCCAACGTAACCGAAAGCATCTCCATCACGAAGTGTTTCAAACGATTCAAATTTGTTACGGTAAGACCAATCAGATGCTGACTTGACATCATCAACAGCCCCATCAATAGTAAGATCATATGTTCCGTTAATTGTATGTTCTCCAAGATTGAGTGATACACTTTCCGAATCACCATACTCAACTCCCGCTTCTGTTAATAGTCCTTTGAATACTGCTTCAACAATATCACCAAGCATCATATTCATTACGAATGTAGTTGGGCGAGGAAGGGCTGTCTCTGGCTTGTTCTTTTCAAACCATAACTGGCAGGTTGGCCTACCAATATTAGACATGCGCAATCTAAAATCTCCTCGCCCCGAACCATTGAACTGACGCAACACGGCTTGACGAACATCTTCGGCAATTTGTTGGGCAGTGTCTTCCGACATGGTTGACTTGCCTTTAGTTGCGTTATCCATGTATACATGCAACGCCAGTTCTGCTGGATGATTCATACTATTCTACCTCTTCAACATCAATGTCAACGAAAGATTCTGCCATTTCTTTTTCTTCATCAGTTGCTGCTTCAACTTGCTTCTGATCCCATTCAGATAGAACCCAACGATTGTGGCTTTCTATCCAAGCCATAAAGTCTTTGAAGAAGGCTTGATCTTCTTTTGATACTTCAAACGTATTATCAAGATCAGCTTCACAGACAGGAACATAATATGTGTTTCCTACTGCTTCACGTTCTTCTGTAGTAACATTAATATTATGATACACAGACAGCCTACGATGCTGGGCAAGTTTTGCAGTAGCTTCTGCAAAGTTTTTGAATCCTTCTTTGTTATCGACTTCCCAAACAAAAGGCATATCAATAACCTCTACTGGATTACCCTTATCATCTGTAGCATCTACAAATGTAACCGTGCCAAGAATAACTCTAGTACGCTTAATAGATCGTATAAGTTCTTTCATAGCGTCAGGCAAAGCAGAGAAGTCTTGAATATATCCAGAAGGTTTGCCACAGTTAAACGTGCCGTAGTTATCCTTCAAGTCCACTTTCAAGTCTGGTGACATCACAGTTTTTACATAGTTGTTTACTGCATTGTCATACTTCTGATACATAAATCGTTGCACGTGGATACGCATCTTAATAGATTCTGCATACACATCCTTGCCTTCTTTCTCAATCATAAAAGAACCAGCAGTTACAACATCGACTGTGACAGTCTTGCCATTAACTTCTGCTTTACCTTTGATTGCTTTCTTTTGCAACTTGATACGGGCAAGCGTACTTTTATTCTTTGTATCACCTGCATCGTATGCCATGCCCATTACTTGAGCCATAGCTACATAGTTGTTATCCTCAATTACTGCTAGTTCACTCATTCTTATTTACTCCTTTTTAAAAATTAGAATTGTAGTTCTATCACACTACGTCCTTTGTGTCAAGCCAATTCTCACCTATTTTTGCTTCAAGTTCAAGTGGTACATTAAACACTATTCCCCAACGCATTGTAATTAAACCGGGAAGATCATCATTAGTTTTTTTAATAATGTCAATCACCTGTAGTTCTTCATTAGGATGTACATCTACCACGATACTATCATGCACACTATTAACTACACAAGATTGCATACCTCTCAGTAGTTTATCAATATGTAACAAAGCGATAGGCACGATGTCTGCTGTAGCAAAAGATTGCACGGGATAGTTTTTAATCTGCGTGAAGTTTGTTATCTTACCATTTTCCAAACGCTTCACCCCATCAAACTTAAACTGACGACCAGATGGTGTTGTAATCATCTCCGTTGTTAGAGCCTCTTTAGCCAATCTGGTATGCCAATCTGCGATTCCTTGGTATTTTTTTGTAAAGTGTTTGTAGTATTCTGCTTCTGCAGGTGTGCGTCCGAATCCTGTTGCGCCATAGAGTGGAGCAAACGTATGCGCTTTTGCATCCTGTCGGCTCGTAGACTGACCAGCATCACTAATAACTTTAGCGGTATATGCGTGTACATCAAATCCAGTAGATACTTCTTCAATTGCTACTCCATCTTGTGATAAGTATGCAGCCGCCCTAAACTCTAGCTGGGCAAAGTCTGCTTCCAATACTTTACCATCAGGCCAACGAGATACAAATACCTTCTTAACAGGAAACGTACCACCACGTGGCATGTTCTGCATGTTAGGGTCTGCACCTGATAGGCGACCTGTGGCTGTCCTATGTTGCAAAAGTCTGACATGCAACTTGCCATCTTGTTTAGTGTGTGTATGTATACCCTCAACAAAAGATGATAAGTATGTATCAACAGCAGATAGTCTGCGAACCTTAGACAGAAACGATACTGCGTCCGTCATGCCCTTACCATGTGCTGCCCTCTCTAATATTTCAAGGTTGCCTTTGCTTGTACTAAATCCATTTGCACTAGCCCACTTAGCACTAGGTGGCATAAACTTTAGACCAGCTACCTTGTCCGTAGGTTTGTACAGATAACCACTGGATGCACAAGTGACACATTTATTAGGTTTGGAAAATGGTGTGCCATCTTTCTTTATCTTACGAATGTATCCAGTACCATGACAATCGGGACATTGCTCTGCATAAGTTTTGTATATGCGTTCTGTTTGTGTTCGTATCAAGTCTTTGAAACGTGAGTCTTTCATGTATGGCTCAATAGAATTTGACCACACATTCTTATCCTTTACCTTACGGCTGTAGATAACCCAAGACAATTGTTCTGGACTGTTGAGATTAATAGGTGTATCACCCATGATCTCACGAACATGCTCTTGTAGGTTGTCAATAAGTTGACGCTTCTCTTCTTCAAATTCTTGACGCACCTCGTCTAGCTTACCTAAGTCAACAGCAAACCCACGTTGGTATATACGTGCGAGACATACTGCAACCTGATTAGTCAGGTCAACTGTGCCACGCAAGCCAGCATCATCTACACTGTTCAGCCTTAGAATTAGTTTGTTTGCCAACTGTTGGGTGGCATGTAGATCAGCAACAAGATACTCACATAGTTCATCGTGTGGAATATCTCTTACATTATATCCCTTCTTAAAGTATTCTTTAAGTGTGTCTTGTTTTTGTGTGTCTAATGTGTAGCGTTCAGCACATGCTTCAAGAGATAGAGGTTCTTTGATACCACGCTGTAGCACATACTCTGCCAGCATAGTGTCAAACACAGGACCATCATAGGTAAAGCCTGACTCCCACAACCATAGCAAATCATATGCCGCATTGTGACAGATAAGAACGGTGGTAGCATCTAAAAACTCTTGTATCAGTACATGTCCACCATCATCTGCATCTACCTCACTGTGGTCAATAGTTACAACTCTTTCCACCCCTTGGTCAGTAAGCATACCAACCATTACCAAACTATTGTTTGGTTCAAATGGATCAAGGTGCATCTTGCCATCACGTTGTGTAACAGTATTCTCTACATCAAGTGTTAACTTCATATCTATACCTCTCGTTTGTATAAGCGAAACCCAAATGTCTTACAGTATTTTTTAATACTGTTAAGTTTAGGTTTAGTCTTTCTGTCCTCGTAATAAATATTCTTCTTGAGATAGGCAAATACTTCTTTCTTTGTATTCATTTCTATGTAGTTAGTAGATGTACGTACATAGTCACCTATCCCATCACAGTCAAAGCATTCTTCATCGTAGTCGGTAGCCAATACATATTTCACCATGTTTACACCTCATACCTTCCTATTGTATAGTTGAGATTACAGCCAATGCGACCGTGCCAACCAGACAATTTGTTTTTTACTACGTTAATGTGACGTTGTGCATCCTCTTCATCCTTGCCACCTTCTACTACAGGATTCTTTGCAATCAGGATCATAAGGTCTGCTTCTGCGGCCTTACCAGTTCGTGAACCTTCCATCATACTCTGATTCAATATCGTCTTGCCTTCTGCCTCTGCACTTAGTTGGGACATATAGAATACAGCACAACCATACTGCTTGGCAATCATCCTAGCATAGATGGCGTTAGCCTTTAGTGCTTCGTCCGGGCGTGAATACCCTGACATCGTAGCAAACTTATCACCCATATCAAGCACAACAATATCAGGCTTGTATGATTTACAAACACTCTCTACCCAAGCCATGTCCCTGCCCGTAGAATCCTTGATACGAATCTTATCATACACGGGACGATATAAATCCCTTGCAGTGGACGGGTCATTCTTTACATCCCACATTGTAAGACCTGTTGCTGCTGTAAGATAACGTGCGGCCACACGATGGTAGCTTTCTTCATTACACAATACAATACAGTTAGCACCTTGCTGGGCAAACCCGCCCGGCCCTGCAATCAAGCTGGCATGAAATGATGTCTTACCTGTATTGGGTCTAGCACCTACCTCAATCAAGTGTCCATCATTTACACCCTCGACCTTGCGCACAAGAGTTGGGATATTAAATGTCCATCTTGCTTCCAAATCATTCTTGGAGATAATAGTATCAATGGATATATCATCCCACTCAATCTTTAGCTTGGGCGTAAAGTCCTCACCATACTTTTCAAGTAGCTGTTGTAAAGGCTCTAGGCTGGACTTGTCACCATTTACATAGTCGAACCCCAACTCTGCAATCTCTGCCCCTACAACCTGCTGAAACAGGCGGGAAAGTACCTCTCCTGCTACGTCACTACCTAGTGGGTCAGCGCGATGGATAGTCTTAAACAAACCATTGTATGACTCACGTTGTGCTGGTGTGATGGATGGGTTACTTGATATAAACAAGGCTTGTACTTCTTCTGGGGTGACTGTCCTATCATACCTATCCATTGCAATATCAACTGCTTTTTTAATCTTACGCACATCTGCGCTGAACAATTTGTCAGGGCATCTAGCACCCCGATTGTTTTCGTAGAAGTCTTTGTTCATCAGACTTCGTACAAGTGATAGTTCCATGAGTTCCATTATGTTGCTCCTAGCTGTTTTAGTTTTTCTATGTCTGTCGGGTTGCCATACTTCAAGTCTTTTTCAAGGCGCAACACCTTTACCTTTGATACGTGACTCCTTAATTCTCTAGCCATTGCTATAGTCTTTGGTAATACGTCAGGGTCTAGTGCAACGATAGCTGATGAGAACCGTGTGAGATATTGCTTATGTTCTTCAAGCAAAGTAGTACCTAGTAGTGCGACCCCGACAAATTTCTCACCACCAACTACGGCTGCACTCACACAGTCCTCAACAACTACGGCGACATCACCCTGACCACTGGTATAGGGGAGACTAGAAGACCCATACCTTCGCCATTTGGGGAGTCGCTTTGTCAACGCCCGACCAGTAGCGTCAACAATCTTGTTATCATGTACGACAGGAAATACAACTCTGTCTTCCTTTACATCGTAATGCAAACCTAATTTATCTACATCCAAATCCCATCTCGCACACCACCTATTCATGTGCAGGTTACTACGCTTCACGATAAACTTTGGTAATTCAAACTCTATTTCTTTTTGTACTTGTTTAGCTTTCATATTCTTTATATCATCAGGTGTCATACCTATACGCTTGCCACCACTGACAGCACAAGATGCCTTGTAACAATTCCACACAATGTTCCCACCAATATTAGATACGGTAAAAGTTTTGTATCCTTTACAGGATGGACAGTTAATTCTAACTGACTCACCTACATATACTGTTAGGTTATTTACTGTATCATATATATTATTATACATTATATATAATCCTTTTCTTGTTTGGCATCTGATGTGCTTTTACCATGTGATGTTCTTTTTGTCAAGGCATAATTTGCTGCGTCATAGGTATTTTTTATGTATGGTTTGACTGACTGTGGGTTAGCATGTCCTGTAACCGACATAATCTGTCCTATTCCTACACCAGCTTGTACCATTTCTGTTGTACCAGTTCGCCGCAAGTCCGATAGTCGGAGTGTATCAGGTAAACCAGCACTGCGAATTAGTGTACGTGCATGTTTTGACATCTTGTACTTAGTATAAGGTTCATACTTACCACCAATAGCATTGGGGCGTGGGGCAATGTAATCTTGAAATCCAAAGTCTGCATGTTGCTGTTCAAGCATCTCCAACAATTCATCAGAAACAGGCAAGTACACCTCTGCCCTACGCTTTGACTGCAAAATATGTACACGCTTGTGTTCAAAATCTACGCTGTCCCATTTAAGTAGGCGCATATCACCAACACGCTGACACCATTCATATGCCATCTGTGCAATCAACCCAAGGTTGCGTGTTTCAAACTCACTGTAAGCAAAGTCTAGTAGCTTGACTACATCATCCTTTGACCAAAGTGTAGAACGAACCTGCGGCTTACGCCTACGTACAGCATTGAATGGATTGCTACCTACTATCTCCATGCGCAAACCATGATTGTACAGGACTCTAGCGATTGCCATTGTCTTGTTGGCAAAGTGTATGCCTCTGTCACACCATATGTTGTACGCAAGTTTACATATTTTAGTAGTCAGTTTTTTGACATCAACTTGACGGAGGTACTGTCCCTCCACCCTAGTGTCTAAAACTTGACCAATTAAATATTTATAATCAGCTTTAGTTTCATCCCGCAAGTCTTTGTATTCATAAGAAGAATAGTAATCAGCTACCATTTCTTTTAAGATAGTCATATTCCAAACACCAGCAAAATTAACATCCCAACTACTGCAATAATAATGTCCATTTAATTTCTCCTAATCGCAAGAATCCCAACGAGACATGACAGCAGTATATCTGTCATTATCAGGATTGTATGTTGTTTTAGATACACGTGTGTCGTATCCCAAAGGATGATACTGTGTTAAATATCTCTCGATTTCTTCATTCAAATCTTCCTTGGTGAAAGCAACCAATGTTTTTTCTATACTTCTAGCCATTATTTACTCCTGTAATAATTATGTCCTTATCTGCGTTCTTCATAGTGTGGCCTATACCCGCACCAATATCTAATTGTTTTACGTGGCCTTCCAATATAACTACCTCTCCAACTATATCATGTATAGCCCACGCTTTCATATGTGCTGCGTGTCCTGTGATAGCATCATCTATTGTTTCACCTTGTATATATTCAACTCTGCTAAGTGGATCATCTATGAGTGAATCATATCTGCCATATGCTGTATAGACTGCTGTATATTTATTCATCCTATTATCCTTTCTATAATTCCCGTTATAGCGTGGTAGGCCATCCAACCTAGAGAGCCAAGCATACATGATAACAATAGCATTTCAATGTCATCATGCGTGTGGCAGTAGTTTTTTACTTTGTGCCATAGCTTACTCATGCTCACCACCTTCATCATCTCCAAGCCATTCATCTACACACTCATCACAGATGTAGCCCAAATCTTCACACTCATTGCAACCATCGTTGCGTCCTATAATTATAGACCTATTCATGCTCACCTCCTCTGCCTCTGCCTAGCCCACCGAAATAGGTAGGCTTGCGTCGGGCTGTTTCAAATACACCTGCCGTAATAAACACACCAGCTATCAGCAAGGCGTGTGCTACGGCACTGATACCAAAGACAGTGACAGACCCGACAGACATACCAAAGATAATACACCACATCCATGCCAGCACCTGCATTACCATGTGCCGGGTGTTGTTGTCTGGTATGCGTGACAGTGGGTTATACCTGCTGTCCATGATTAGTTTGTATGATTTAAGCATCTTGGTTCTCCTCAAACTTACAACGTGTCGTGTAGTAAGCCATCAGTAATGCGGCAATCTCTGGGAACGATTCCCATTCAACAGGTCTGCCACCTAATTGCGCCTCAATCTCTGCGTCCATTGCAACTAGCATGGCGTTGACTTGTGTTTGTGGTAGGTTAATTGTCGTCATCATAATGTATCTCCTTTTAGTTGTTTACTACTGCATCATCATAGTGATAAAACATTTCCCGCACTTTGTCAAGGTCAATCTTAAACCACTCATTGCGGCGTTCACTTGCGTACTGTTCTAGTGTGCGGTGCATGATAGTCTCAGCCTTTCTCCGATTGTCTGACTGGAACGTACATACAATCTCATAGTCCCGAAAAGGTGATGATGTCTGGTATCCATTGAGTCTATCTTCGGCAATGGTTGCACACCCAATCTTCACCCAATCAGGCCACGCCTTGTTGATGATGGCGTAAACCTCACCCTCTGGCACACTGTCAATCTGTTGGTGTGACCATGCGTCGTCTAAACTTTTGTATCGCCCCGGCTTATGCAATGGGTGTGACTTAGGAATATACATTCCATTAACAAACATCCTTGTGATATTCTTTTTAGCATGACCAGCGATCCTCTCGCGTATCTTTTGGTTAGGCCGTGTATACCACCACTCACCATCCTCAAAGAATATCTTGCCTCGCTTCACATAATTTTGATTAATCATTTTGATTCCCTTCATCCAGTTCTTCAAGTACATAATTAGCGTAAAATAGTGGAGTACCGTCACTATCTTTTTTAGGTACAAACTTCATTGTTGTTTTTAACAAAAACTGAAGACCTTCTAACTTACCTACATCAGAAATATACAAGTCATTACACTCATGTATTGTACTAAGTAAACTCTTTAAGTCATTGTGTGCCTGTAAAAGTTGTACTCTTTCTTCATGTGTTATACAATGTATGTTCATGTTATTTATCCTTTACAAGTTCAGTCAGCATTTCCTCAATCCTACCCATGAGTACATTGATTGCAGTTCCAATGTGTCCTGTGTCGGTAGGTTTCATACGTGCTTCCAGTTGTCTCACCTCCTCAATCAAGGCAAGAATGTGTTGTTTATATTTTTGTCTATCCATTATCTGGGTACTCCTCATTTAGTTTCAGATCATCATCATCTAATAATGCAACAACATCGGTATCAATCCAATCGTGTTCAAACATAAGTTGTTCAAACCCTTGCAGCATTAGTCTACTTTCTTCACTCCATACTCTGCGCTTTTCCATAACTTAATCCATCCTTGTAATAAAATGTTTACCATCTTCAGTAGGCAAGGCAGTGATAGCATATGGATAAAAATATACCGTGCCATCTTTGGTATTCATCTTGCCCACATACTGTAGGTCTTCATCTTCATCATAAAGACTCTTGTATGAGCCATCTTTTAATACTTCTCCACCAAAGCAATACAGTTTACCAAATCCATAGCGTTCTGTCATATATTGCACGATGTCATTTTCACCTAGCAAATTGTACTCAACTACCCAATGGGGTAGCAAGCCAAGTGACTCCACAAGGTGTTCCTTTGGTGTGTCATAGTGTAGTGTGTTAAGTGTTAGCATTGTTTAGTTCTCCTTCATTCCATTAAAGATATGTGATACTACATCAACTGTCCACCCATTGCCAAGCATTTTATAGCGTTGGGTATTGCTGACATAATCTGTATAACCTTCGGGTACAGTTTGTAATCTCTCACATTCAAGTGGTGTTAGCTTGCGCCATGTGGTATCGCTTGTCAATGTCTTTGGTTCACGATGCCCACCACCCATTGTGGTAAGACATGGAGCCTTGCCGTCTGGATGATATACCCTGCGGATATTGTCATTACCGCGAATGTCAGCATCACCTACATGACATAGACCATCCTTGCTAAACACTAGCTGTCGTCTGTGCTTCTCAAAGTATGACTTGAGATTGCCACCCTTGAAATAATTGGCATCAATACAGTGTGCCTTGTCACGATCTACATGCCCATCCTCTAATATATCTTTAAGCATGATACCCTTGTCATCAGGTAACTTGTCTATCGGAATGTTTGTCCAGTAATAGCGTTGCCTATTCTGTGCTGACACTAACCTACTGTTGATGAACATAGGTTCAACACCTAGTGCTTCACTGATTACATCCATAGACTGCTGTTTCATCCGCACATTTTCCAAGAGAAAGTATTTAGGCCGCAATTCTTTTAATAGTCGAACAAACTCCCAAAACAATTTGCTTCTTGGGTCATCAAAGTTTAACTGCTTACCCGCAAAGCTGAAGCCTTGGCATGGACTGCCACCAATCAACAGGTCAATCTGTGGCAAATCATCTGCCTTTACATCACGCACATCACCTAGATGCACCATGTCAGGATAGTTTTCCTTTGCCACCTTGATAGCATACTTGTCTATCTCGCTGGCAAAATATTTGTCAACCCGGAATCCTGATTTCTGTAGTGCAATTTGACCGCACGACATACCATCAAACAATGATAATACATTCATCTGTAAGCACCTCTCGCTAAGT